ATTTGGTGCGATCTTTTTGACCATCTCCCACTGCAATGGCGTCAGGTCTTGTGCCTCATCGATAATCAACAGGTCCAGATGTGGAGGGTTGCCTGATCTGATGTACACCTCGATCTGATCTACAAAGTCGATCTTATTCATCTTCGACTTGTACAAAGAAAACTCCTTCTGGATCCGACGCAGGATATTGAAGTCCTTGCTCCAGTCTTCTGTCTCGTTGAACTCTGTCTCGACAGGGACCATGCGATACCTCGCTCGATCAATCATGCGGACGTAAGCATCTCCCTTTTGAAACTCTTGTTCTGGAGGAAGTAAAACACCATCGTCAGGATTGACGCGAGTAGCTCCAGAGAATGTCATGCCCACCTCTCTACCGAGAACGCCCCAGTCTTCAGCAGCCATCATGTCCTCGGAACTTGCTCCTATACCGTTGAAGCCCCACGAGTGTAGAGTACGAAACCATGGCAGTTGCTTCTGGTCGAGTCCGAACTGTGTACACGCTCGTTCTATAGCCTCGTGAATAGCCTTTTTGGTAAAGGACACATAACCAATGCGGTCAGGTGCTATCCCCTTTGCAAGGGCTTCCTCGACCTCCTTGATCAAGGTGTAGGTCTTGCCTGTTCCCGGGGGACCGAAGATCAACTCCGAATTAGGAATCATCTTTTTGCACACCCTTCGGACGAGCCTCGAGCCAGTTTAGCACGTCGGTCATGTACCAACGAACAGCACTACGCTTTCCTTCTTCTTGTCCCAGAACCACAGGCTCGGGAAACTTTCCTTCATCAACCCACCTGTACACGGTGGCTTTCGAGATACTCAACAACGAACACACGTCCTTGAGCCTCATTAACTGCGGACTATCCGCATCAGAATGGGATATCATATTTTTCTCCTTTGATATCGATATCTACGTCTAAGTTTTCAAACACAGGAACCCACCACACCCTTGTGGTGCTACGCTTACCATCTTCTTTGGTGTAGTTGAGCTTCCCATGACACTCCTGCCCCTCGTTCAAACGCTGAATGTGTTCTTGTATTCGCCCAGTTGTGAAGTGGGTGAAATCATTGTTGCGTAAGAACTTCTCCAATGCATCGATACGAAACATTGTCTTCCCCTTGTCGGTCCATGGTTTCCCAGACAAAACTTCTTCTGGTGCCACGGCTCTGATATGGCTTGTGCAGAATTTACGCAGCAGGTTTTCAAACTGCCCTGCCCTTGTAAGCTCTGGTGCCACCTCTTGTTTTGTCGCTGTATTCAACATGCCATTGATCAACTGCTGCCAGTCTCCACGCTTCGGAACTGGAGGCATCATGTCCAACTGTTCCATACATGCCTTTTGCCATAGCGTTGGGTTCTGTAGTTGATCTGTCGAAAGCGTCAGGCTCTTCCCTTCCACGCTCATGAAATAAAGTCGCGGTTCGGAGAGCATGATAGTAATACCACTGATCTGAGCTTGATCCTCGGTGCTCGAACCTATGCCATACTTCTGCATCTTGCACTTGGCCTTGTTGCAGTAGTCTCTCAAAGGAGTTTGGTTGCACTGGTAAAAGTACCCATCCTTTTTCTTCAACGACTTCTGTTGATCGACAATCTCTTTCGATCCCAACGGCGGATCACAAAGCAGCCTATTGTATTCTTCGTGATGCTCTTCCCAATCATCAGGCCACTTGTTCTTACAGTACACACCGATATTGAACATAACGATATTTCTGTTTTCTGTGACTTTGCCCATCGACGCAAGGATCTGCAAACAAATGGGGCCATCCTCAAAGTATTCTCGAGACCCACTGAAATCAATCTCCTGTAGAGCAGCCATCGAAACTCGGGTCTTCTCCACCAGTTTAAGAAAGTCCTCGACCTCGAGAGCTTCTACCTTCGTGTCATATGCAAACCGTGTAGGCATCTCGGAGTTGAAGTATGGAATGTTAATCCCATTGCCGACTTCCCCATCCTTGTCGTTTATTATCTCCTGTGCAGGGAACAACTCACCTGATCCACTGAAGCCCAACGCTGACCGCATCTCGGTCAATAACTCTCGAACCAACGCACAGGATTCCCAGTCATCAAGAAACAAATACAAATGTGCACCACCAGATTTCGATCGACAGTGGATGAGCGGTAACTTCAACCGCTGAATATTAGCTTGTAAGGACTTGTGGTCTAGATCGTAAACATCGATGTCTATAACACCAAACTTGCAGACATTCCCAGAAGTAATCGGCACAACGCCAACGCCTGTGTCTCCATCGAGGTGAGCTTGCATGATGTCTTCTGTGACCTGACCGTGAACAGTACGATACTCGGCCTCAGTCTTACCCTTGTGACCCTTCCCTTTAACTCTAGTAACAAGATACCCAGTCTTCGATCCCTCGAAAGCAGACATCATCTTCTTTGCTACAGACATTATAAACTCCCAAATAAAAGATGGGGGGTTAAGTCGGACGCGGTCCGGACACGGTCACACAAAACCCCTACCCCCCATCAAAGCTGCTTAGAACGGAATGTCGTCCGTGCTAGGTGAAGAAGATTGGGTGGACCCTTCTTCAGGAGCAGCTTTAACCTCTCCTGCGGCAACGCTGTCGCGGAAAGATTTCGCCTCGAGGAGTATGTCCCTGTTATCGACCAAGCCTACCTTCTCAATCTGGTAGTTGGCCCATGAACCTTGGTCATTGCTTTCCTCGGTAGTTGTCAGCTTCCAAGCTGTAGCAAACACAGGCGGAGTAATCAATTGTCCTGTCTTTGGATGCGGTATCTTCTGCATCGCAATCTGTGTCTTCCATCTACGGCTGACCTTGAGTTGTGTAGACTTCATGTCCACGACAACTGGTTGGAATGATCCGTCAGCACCAAGCAACAGACAATAGTGTTGGTCAGATTTAACCAACTCATTACCTGTCGGTAAGATCTCCTTCGCACCTTGGCGCTCTGTTCTTGTGAGCACTGGATCGTTGGCAGGGATCTCGCCACGGAAACCACCACCTTGTTCACGAGGAGTGAACTCGAGATACTTGGTTGTCTGATAGCAGGGCACGATAGTCACGCCCTCTTCGCCATCCCAGTATTCGTTTGTGACTGTATTGAACATGTCACCAGAAGCAGCACCATCGATGTGCTCTGGTTTCTTTTTGTTCAACTGTGGGGACAGAGCCTGTAGCACACGCAAGAACGGTATTTGCATTTCACTGCTGTCAAATGCTGCGCCCTCTCCTGCGAACTCTAAGATGTCATCCATTAAATCGGTGCTTACTTCCACACCCTTTGCTTTTGCAACTGCGTTAGCCATTATGCTTTCCTCCGTATTTGTGCTGCGTTTGCGATAAATGCCCCGAACATATCGAGGTCGATTGGTTTTCCATCCGTCACACGTTCTTTGACGAACGCTTTCAGTGTCGATGGATGTACATGGGTCTTGGTCTTCGGATCAAACCCACGTTCTTTCAACATGCCAACTACATCTCCTGCCATGTTGTCTTCGCCTTTGCCAAACGAACAAGTGATATCATTCTTTATGATGTCATCTAATCCGTTACTACGCAGCCATGCGAAAGCTTCTTCCTTGCGATCCTGTGGAATAGAAGCATGGACCATCATCTTACGCTCGACAGTCAGACCGTCCACGTCAATCCGTTCCATACCCATCTCATCCATAAGAGCAGGGATATTCTCAACTGAAAGCTTGTGCTTCTCTTGCTTTAAGGTTTTCAGATGAGTTTCCGCGTCCTCGATTTGCTTCTCGACGTTGCGGAGTGCACGGACAAGATCACTTAGTTGTTTTCCTGTACCGCTATCGATGTTGGCAAGAGCTTCACCGTCATCGAAAAAGTCTTCAAATAAATCAGTCATAAGTTTTTTTCCTCTTCAGGGTTGATTTATGGACCCCCATGGTCCACATATAAGACTATATAAGGAGCCTGAGATGAATTGCAAGTATAAATTTAAAACAAAACCATATAAACATCAGAAGACCGCACTGGACTTAGCGGGACAGAGACCGTCTTTTGGGTTTTTTATGGAGATGGGAACAGGTAAGTCGAAGGTGTTGATCGACAACATGGGTATGCTTTACGCCGCCGGATTGATCCACTTCGCTCTGATCATTGCACCAAAAGGTGTGTATCGAAACTGGGTGGCAAAAGAAATCCCCGAGCATATGTCGGGTGACGTGCCGCATCGAGTGATTCGGTGGGTCAGTGGAGCCAACAAGAAACAACAGGAGGAGATGCGCTCCGTGAAAGACAAGTTCGATGGGCTTACCATCTTTGTCATGAACGTCGAGGCTTTCTCCACAGTGAAGGGCAAACAGGCAGGGGAGTGGTTGGGTCGTGCGTTTGGGGCCAATGGCCTGATTGCTATCGATGAAGCGACCACTATAAAGAACCATACAGCCAAACGCACAAAGAACTTATGCAAAATATCTCAGGGCTTCAAGTTCAAAAGACTGCTGACTGGGTCTCCGATAACAAAAAGTCCGCTTGATATATATGCACAGGCAGACTTCCTCAAACACGGGATCCTTGGTTACGATTCGTTCTATGCTTTTCAACACCGATATGCAGTCATGATCAAACAAAAGATGGGAGCCAAGTCTTTCAATCAGATCGTAGGCTATCGAAACATAGAAGAGCTTACGAAAAAGATCGACGGGTTCAGCTATCGAGTGCTCAAGAAAGAATGCCTCGATCTCCCAGAAAAAGTTTACTCTGTTCGATACGTCGAGATGACCAAAGAACAGAAAGCTATGTACGAATCCATCCGTAAGTATGCACTCGTCATGCTCGAGGATGGAGAGATGACCACGGCCCCTGCTGTAATCACACAGCTTTTGCGCTTGCAGCAAATCTTGTCGGGCCATCTGAAGACAGACGACGGAGAGATGGTAACGTTTCCTTCCCTGCGGCCCAACGCGATTACGGATATTCTCGAGGAGCACGATGGCAAAGCTCTGATCTGGAGCCGCTTCCGTCATGATATCCAGACAATCACAGACGCACTGAACAAAGAGTTCGGAGAAGGATCCGCTGCTGCTTACTATGGGGACACCTCGGATGATCTTCGACAATCGATTATCGATAGGTTTCAAGATCCGTCCTCGAACCTTCGGTTCTTTGTCGGCAACCCTGCAACCGCAGGCTATGGACTGACGTTGACCGAGGCAAATCTCGTGGTGTACTATGCTAATGACTTCAACCTCGAAACTCGGATGCAGTCTGAAGATCGAGCACACAGGATTGGACAGAGAAGTAATGTGACATACATTGATTTAATAACTGAGGGCACAATAGACGAGAAGATCGTCCGATCCCTGCAAGCCAAGATCGAGCTAGGCGCAAAGGTTCTCGGTGAAGAGGTAAAACAATGGCTGACTTTGACCCCAAAATAACTAAGCTGCTCGAGGAGCGTTGCGTTGGGTACGCATCTGAAACCACTGCTGCAAAAGAAATAGCGGAGCTAACGGGTCTTAACCTGGATGTTGCCAGGGCGTTCGCCCGGGGATGGTCAACCCTGCGGCCCCACGAAGTTCGAGGATACAAAAAAGAAAATCCTCGAAAAAAGTTGACCGAAAAGAAATAGTCGATAGACTGTAATTGTCTGTAGTGGATTTCTGCTCCATACTTATCCACTCGATGCCTCGATGAACTAAGGGGACCAAAGAATGGTCCCCCCTTTTTTAGTCTAGATCTTCACTAGCTTCGCTCTCATCGACATCGATGAAAGACGATGGGTTCAATCCCCAGTACACAAAACCTTTTTTGTTTGTGCCTTTGGTTTTGATCGTCATCTGACAGATATCCCCCACGTTATGAAGACGAACCAAGATAGTTCTGACATCTGAGTTCACTCCCTGATCGTGCAAGACATCGTCGCAGATCTCTCGGGTCGTAAAGCATTGATCTGGGTGTTCTTCAAAGATCTCGAACACTCGATCCTCGAGCGGGACTTCTGGCTCTGGCTCGTGAACGATCTCTTCCTTGGAATGCATCGATCCCAAGTACTTCATGCTAATACATCTCCATGGCGTATCGTCTCTCTTGCCATGAGTATTAGGAACCACCACGCATTCGATCAGATCTCCGTTATGGAGACTGTGCTCGTCAATATAACTGGCGTGAATGTAAACACTCTCCCCAGTGTTTGAGTCGGTGGCAAATGCACATCCCCCATTACGAGCAACGTGGCTTACGACAAAGACAGCTTTTTTACACAGCCCTGCCAACGCTGTTAAGTTATGTGTTGTATGTGAGTTCATCACACTCTCTTTCCTAAGTTTCTTAATTCCTCCACGTACCGCTTGAGATTATCTCGCGCATACCAGAGGCGCTGCGCGGACCACTTGTCCGCGTTGGTCTTCATATCGTCATCCTGACATCGTGTTACCTCCTGTTTTAAAAATCTAAGTTGTGCTGCCTGAAAATCAGACAGATCGGAATGTTGCCCAAAACGACTAGAACTTTGTGTCGTAGAGGATCCCTTTTCGGTTGAGTTCTTCAAAGTGTTCAAGCTCCCTCTTATAGTGACTTGCATCTTGGTCCTCCCACTCTAAATCATCGACCAATCTTTTTAGTCTGTTCAATTCTTGAACCACGATAATCAATCTATCGTCATCCATCTTCTTCTACCTTCTCCTCGGGTTGCTCCTCCCAAGGAGCCTCGGCTAGGCTTATGTCTTTCTTATCAAGCGTAGCCATTCTTCGTTTGTAACCGAGCCATTCTTTTTGTGCCTCGGTCCATTTGTTCATCCTTGGTTTCGGCTTCTTCATGGCCTTGGCCTTGGACGCACATCAGGAATAATCACACCTGATGTAAAAGGTGTTCGTTGACAGTACATCATGATCTCCTTGCCGTATGTATCAGCAAGCACATCGTACAGATCATCCATAACTCCGTCTCCCATAGCATCGTAACAGGCTTTCTCGCTCGGGAAGATAACAGACGTTGCTACATTTTGGTCCTCTACCATATACTCTATAATCAATAACGTATAGAATAATTTAAACATCCAGTCCTATCCTCTCTTCAAATATCATTACGTCAGTGCTTCCACACTTAACGCATGGTTGGTTTTTTCTTTCTTCTAATTGATCCAGTGACATTGGATATCGAGCCGGACTCCACATCCATCCACATAGACCGCAGTGCAAGTTAAGTTGACTTATTCGCCTCTCGCCCTGCGGCCTCACGCCTAAGAACTTCGCAGCTATTTGACCACCTCCCATACGCCCTCGGCCCCTGCATCTACATTCGTGTCACGAATTAATCCTTTGTTATGCAATGCCGATAGTTGTGGACGAATGATCGAGAGCTTTACGCCCATGCGATCCGATAGTTGCCTCGCGGTCCCCTGACCTCGCTCCAACTCAGCAAGGATCTGTTCCTTGCGTGTCAGCTTTTGATTAGATCGCTGCTTAGTAGTCAGTCTTTTCCAGAACTCCTTAATCATTTTTGATCTCCTTCAGATCTACTGGTTCACTATAGATGTCAGCTATTTCGACATCCTCTTTTCTCGCACCCACAAGGAGCGAAAACTCTTCTCGAGCATAGTTGATTGCGTCCTCTAAACTAGAGGCGTCATCAACATAAATGGTCCTGCTGACCATGCCCTCACACGTTATTTCATAGGTCTTCATCTTGAATATCCCACGGACTAAGTTTTTTCTTTATCTGTTTATTCAACCTTGTAACCTCGTCTCGTTCTGCTTCAAACACCATACCAAAAATGGTTGGATGAGGTATTGGTGACTTACTCAGATGGACCGATCTTTTTTGGATCTTGTCGGTAAGTTCAGTTAAATACCAGTAAACCGCACGTTGCACTATTCGAGCGTCTGCTACCTCAAAGAAAACATATTCATTTAGCGTTGGTCTTTTCTTGTTTGTTTTTTTCTTCGTATCAAAAGTGATTTCAATACTTTGTCCAAAAACAGATTCCAGTTTTTTAAGAACAACTGGACTAGGTTTAGTTTGACCTATCTCAAACTGACTGTAAGCTGCTTGAGTTATACCCACTAATTTAGCAACTTGTTTTTGTGTCAGATTGCTTTTATTCCTTAACACTTTCAGTGTTGAAATGTCGTTTATTTTAGTCATCACGCACCTCCTTGTAATCGATGCGTAGATTGACGCCCAAGTTGTAGACACATTCCCGTTTGAACTCTTCGACCCGTTTGATAGCGTCCGTTACATCCTTGTTCTCATAGGTCTCGATGATATCTTCCAACCGATCCAAGACGTAGTGCATACATACCCTGTTATCCATCGCTCGATCCCTTCAAGTCTGCAATTGAGAACTTGAGTTCTCCCTCTGTCTCTAGATGCTCGGCCTCACTTGCTGCATCTGCAAGGGTCTCGGTCAGTAAGTACAACATATCCAAGTCCTTGTTCTTGATTACGATCTTATCCAAGTCAGGGAGTTGGCACTTAACCTTGTGCTCACCATCCTTGTATACAATACAAACGGAGTTGATTGCCCTCTTCAGTTCCTTCCTCGAAATAATCTTGGCCCCCTCGGGTATCCTCTCGTCAGTCATTAAACCACCTCCCTGTACTCATAGTTGTAGTTGAACTCAGCATCTAAATAATGCCATGCCTGTTCGTATTCGTAATCGTAATTTGTTCCGCCATTTTCCATCTCATCTTCAGCAAGAAGATGCGCCCAATGATTTAGACTAGGCTCGTGGTTCAAGGCTAACTCTTCTTGAAAATAAACGTCACTCATCTTCGACCTCCATCTCTCCAGTGCCACCGCACTCCTCACATTCCACACGTCTAGTATCCAGATATCCAACGTCCCTGTCAAAGTTTTGTGGTCGAGCGTACTCCGCCTCAACCCATCCAACTCCGTCGCAGTCTTCGCAAACATTGGTTCTCGGTTCTTGGTCCTTGTTGTAAAATACTTTCTCAAAGATATCGCTCAACATAATCTCCATCGGATCAACTGTCCTCATTTTCGAACTCCTCCACGTCAGGTATTGTTATGCCTAACTCACAACTTTCTGTGAGTATGTATTGGTCATCACGTTGCCCATCCTTGTTGTAGTATTTGTCGATGTACTTCTCGATCATGGGTACACACAGAGCAAACAGTCTTTCGTCTGCAAATGTTGCAATAGGCTCGGCCCATTTGCCTTCCTCTTCCACGTAGGCAATCGTATCTATACTTATCTCAGTCATCTTCTTCCTCCAATGTAATACTCGTCAAATCTAAAAACATAACCTTCCTCAACTTCCTCCCAATCGTACCAACCGTTCATCTCTGATACGCCAAACTTAAAAGCTTCAAGTTCAGCTTTAGTTTTGAATTTATAGGTCTTAGCTTTTTGACCATCTTCGGGGGTTTCTCCCCATAGAATTGTAACTTTATGCATCTTCAAACTCCCTCAGTATTGCCTTGATCCTTGTCCGCCATGCCCTCGCATCTTCATACGACTCGAAAGTCGGTGTCCCTGCGGTAATCATGTTGATGTTGTTGGCCTCCATCGTCTGAACCCAATAGTCCACATCGCCATAGTAAGCAGACAGCATTGTCTTTAAGTCTCGTCTCAATCCCTCACGCATCTTCACACTCCTCATACTCTGGCTCCCAAGAATTATCGTCACCATTGCGATACTCGCCCTCAAAGTTGCCGCACTCGTCTTGGTAGTCAGCGTTGACCTCAACACCCAGATCAACCAACTTATTCCACACATTCAGTGGTGGCCCCCATGCGGTCCAACAATTAAAACTAAACCATGCAGTGCAATCGTTGTCGTATGCGTGTTTCCCATCCGTCTCGAGATCGCCATGCACATCGACATCACAGACATCCCACTTGGTGTCCCAGTTGTCATAGCGCCATTCATACCACTGCGGACTTGTGCTCTCGAAACCATACTTGTTGACCTCGATGTCTGGTGCAATCCACAACTCAAACGGCATCGGTAAAACCACATCACAGAAACGACTATTCTCTTTTAGTTCTGCGTACAGATGTCGGACCAGTTTGCTCGGTCCCTTGATAGATACTTGTTGATAGCAATGATTAGGCATTTAATTCATCCTCCATGTCATAAATTCTTGTTGTTATCGCGCTCAATGCGCCCCCTAAATATTCCTTCGGACAGTTCAACACTACATCCCTCACATCATATCGATTGAGTGCTGCGGCCTCACGAACATCCCTGTTTCCCGAACAGCTCTGTCCATGTGCTTGAGGAGCAGTGCGAGGCGTGTCAGCCACAATAGGTTCAACCTTCTCTCCACCCACTGCATTAAAGTTTAAAAATTCTAGTAGCTCGTCTTTGCTTGTCGGTACTCCGACCTCGCTCCAATTCTTACCGAACTCACGCTTCGCATCTGCTTGCGTCCCGACCCACGAACCTTGGTTGTTTGTATATAATCTCATGATCTCTCCTCACTCGACAAAATGTAAATTAAAAGAATAATACGGTTCGACATACCAATGAGGATTGTCGATAACATCAGAGGCACGGATGGCCCATTCGAATGGCCCTCCCTCTAAGCTCACGCACCAATACTTTTCGTAGCCTCTGGCCTCTTGCTGCTCTGGTGTCCAGATATGGCACTCAGTCTTAGGATCCATCCCTATGTCCTCGCACCATTTACATAGCGCCTTGTGCAAAGACTTTGCCGCCCCTGACTTGGTCTTGTAAGCCTTGGGATCCCAGTCCAAGACCATCGATCCCTCTTCCCAACAATTTATAATAAGCTTTTTACCCATCTTGATTATGTATCCCCTCTACTGTGTCATAAACTAACTTGGTCACGTCCTCGCCATTCCATTCGATCTCCATGTCGGTGAAGCCAAAGTTCTCTGGGTCATATGCAACCATCTCTTTCACCGCCTCGACAAAAGAAAGTGCCTCCTCGATTATAAACGGCTCCATGCCGCTGTCCGTTTCAAACCATCCTTCAAGCATCTTCTAGCTCCTCTAACCAAGGGTCGGACTCTTCGGTTACACCAAGCTCACCCTGACTTGTCATATCAAACATTTCATCAAAGGCATCGAACTCATTTGTTGCTTGAAGCAACAATGATGTTGGCTCTCCGTATTCAATATAATTTACTTTAAACTTAGGCATCTTCTAACTCCTCCTGTTTGTAATGCTCTGCAATCTCATGATAATTGATCTCACCCAAAGCGCAGTTAAATAGGTCAGTCATGAAACCATTAGCATCAGGACCGTCGAGCAAAGCAGAAGCCATCTCGTCAACTATCTGCTCGATATAATCTGCTGTAATCTCGATCCCCTCTTCTTGGTCCTCGGTAAACAAATCGCCAAGCCATAGGTTTACGAGCCACGTTTCTTTGTTACTCCATCCATTGTAAGACATTCTAAATCTCCTCATGTTGTCTTATAAAGTACCATATAATATCAGATAGCATCATTACAAGAGGCAGAACGAAAATAATTTAATTTTTTCTTAAAAGGGGATTTGCCCCCTCTTTGTTTTTTTTTTTTTTCAAAAAACGTTTTGAGCGTACTCAACGTACTCAATCCTGAAAAAGTGTTTGTATACAATAAGATAAGGTAGTTTTGCACCGTACTCACTGATGTACTCAGAGTACACCTGAGCGTACTCAATAGCTCCATTTGCCTCGATCAAGCCATCAATAAAAATAAAAAATAAACTTTTTGGATAGGTAGGGGGCATTTTCTGTTTATAGACAAATCAAAAATATTCGGTGTATGGTCGAAAAAAACGGAGAGGATTGTATGCCCAGTATTAAAGCTGATGTTGAAAACAAGCATGACCGGAAATTAACAAACAGACAAATGAGTTTTGCAAGATACGTTGTTGAAGGTATCTACAGCAATGCGGAGTGCGCTCGTAAGGCAGGCTTTAAGTCTGATCTGGCTGTTGAACACGCTTCTCGTTTGCTCAATGGAAGAGACTATCCACACGTTGTTGAGTACATCGAAGAGTTGAGAGAAGAACGCGAAAGGCGGTACGGAGTTACAACTATCGGTCAACTTGAAAGACTGTACGAGCTATCAAAGGGGGCCGAAGAAGCGGGACACTTTTCAGCAGCAATCAACGCGGAGAAAATACGGTCAGCCCTTGGAGGATTGACCATCGATAGGAGGGAGACGATCAATACAATCGACCAACTATCGAGGGACGAGATCACAGCACGTTTGGCAGCATTACAAAAACAATACCCACAAGCTTTTCAGATCGAGGGCGAGTATAAGGATATAACCAATGAGCAAGGGACCAGAGGCGAACTTTTGGAACTCGATACGTCAGAACCTACCGAAGAAGTGGTTCGCAACGCGGATTGAGAACAAGCATGGGGGCGGTGTCCCAGACGTTCACATAGTCGCTGATGGTGTTCCGTTCTGGTGTGAACTGAAGGCAACCAAAAGCAATAAGCTAAATCTCTCGCCTCATCAAATCGCTTGGAATATGGCATATTGGGCACGAGGTGGGGCAAATTTTTACTTAGTTAAGTGCCTCTCTACAAGAGACATACTTTTGTTTGAGGGCAACCAAGGACCGAGTTTAGCGGAGCATGGGATCAAGGGAGCAGAGGGTCATAGGTTCAAGGATCTTGGGTCATTGTTCGAAGTCCTGCGGCCCCACGCGGCGCGTATCTTGAAGCTCGAGCCAAGTCCTGCGGCCCCACGCGGCGGTTTTC